TGCGGTTCCCAGGTTCGGTACGGGTTTTGAGGTCGATCAGATTACGGGACTCGCCCAGAGAGCCCCAGAATGCCGGCTATTTGGCCCGTAGACGCGCGTTCAGCGGTTCAGAGACCTTACCCATGCGTCGTATTCTGCGGGGCTGAAACAGCGCCCTGCGTTGCATCCGTTCGAGCCGGCTGCGCGGAGCTTGATCTCGTCCCACAACGCGCCCATGGTCGGCCAGCGGTCGTAGGCGTGGCTGAGGTCAGCCGGTGCCATCAGTCTCTCTCCGTCGACCGCGGTCACTTTCGGATCTCCCCCGTCGAGAATCCAGGAGGCGTGCATCCCGAGGTGTGTAGTCTGCTGTTCCATCAGTCCTCCTGGGGCCATTCGGTGATCATCAGCGACGGGAGCTCCAGCAGTTTCTTCATCAGGCGCTCAGCACGCTCCGGATCGCGTGCGATGACGCCGAACCCCACTCCCCCGATGCCGTCTGCCCACTCACCGGCCCAGTGGCCGATGGCCGCGGTACCACCGTGGTGGTTCAGGGTCAGGTGCATCATCCCGCGCTCGTTCCGATGCTCAGCTACAGCAGCGTAGGAGCCGTTGAGGGTACTCCCGACGAGCCGGAAGTCAGCTCGCCAGTCGTAATCACCATCTGCATCGAAGTACACGAACTCGCCGTTGTGGCGAGCTTCGAGCGAATGCCGGTTCAGCAGTGGAACTCCGTCTCGGGAGGTTTGCCAGACCGCGTTCCAGTGCCCAGAGAGGTCCAATCCGGTCGGCGTCAGCCCGATCAGCTCGGCCACAGAGAAGTTGAGGCCGGCTGCGATGTTGATCAGGAGATCCGCTGGAGGCGCTGTTTGGGTCTCCCAGCGTTGAATCTGCTTCTCGTTGGTGCCCAGGATGCGTGCCAGCTCGGCCCGAGCCATCCCGATCGCCTTACGCCGGGCATACATGTTCGCCGAGACGCCCACTACCAGCCTCTTTGTCTAGTGTCTGGACAGTTTTGTCCAACGATACACGCCGAAACGGTGGCGTTGGACGGTTCGATGTGGTCAACTGTGTACGGACACAGGACAAAGTTGTACGGACAGAACTGTCCGACTACCCCAAGGGGCCTCTATGGCAGTGACGATCGTGGATCACGACGACGAGGACCAGCCCGAGTGGCGTCCTCGGGCGAAGGTCATCGCGTTCGACGGCGGGGTCCTGGAGATGGAGGCGGATCGCCCATGCGTAATCGACGTCAACCCCTCGATCGAGAGCAGTTCTCCGAGGTCACTTCCATCCTCCGAGCCATCCCCCCAGCCGGCCCGGAGACGATGGTTCGGGTGGCTGCCGAACTTCGGGCGCAAGTCGGAGCAAAACCCCGGCTTCAGACCGAGATAGACGCCGTTATCGCCTCCTGGAGGCGTCAGCATGGAGAGGAGGTGAGCAGCATGGGACCGATTGGACCCGTAGGACCCGGCCCAGTGGCCTGATCCCGTAGTGTGGCATCCGGAAGCACCCCTCCGTCCCCTTTGGAGGGGTGTTTTCGTATCAATTTGAGTGAAGTACGTCACATTTTAGGTCACTGTCTCGCAAATCCGGGGGGTGTCTCACCTATATATAAGTGAGGGAGGAACGAAGTGACGACCGAACGCCTTCGGCTCTTAATAAGAGCCGCTTCAAGGCGGCTCGTTAGTAAGAAGTTAGTTAGTAAGAACCGCCTTCAGGGCGGTTCATTAGTAAGTAACTAACTAAGGAGAGCCCTCAAAGGCTCTCCATTAATAAGTAACGGGCCACCCGAAGGTGGCCCTTATTCATAGGAGGTCCATTTGAGTTGGACCTCCAGCAGAAGGAAAGAATCTCTACCTCCCCACTGGGAGGAACTTCGGCGCCAGGTGCTCCGAAGGGACGACTACTTCTGCCAGATGAACCGAAGAGGCTGCCTCGGAGCAGCCACTGAGGTAGATCACATCATCCGCGGGAATGACCATTCCCCGGAGAATCTACGAGCCGTGTGCACCCGGTGCCACGCTGCCAAATCATCCGCTGAGGGCAACGCCCGGAAGGCGGAACTGAGATCCCGGAGGTTCCGTCCCACCCAACGCCACCCTGGGAGCTTTGCCGGGCCAGGCGCCCGGTCTACACCCAGGAGGTGAACATGGGTACCCGCGGACCCGTACCGAAGCGTTCCGATGAACGTATCCGCCGGAACAAAGACGAAGTGCCGATCGAGAAGGTTGAAGCGATCGGTCCCGTAGAAATCCCAGAGCTGGGGTTCGACAACCCGCACCCGGTGGTTGTCGACCTCTACAGGTCTCTATCCGAATCTGCGCAGTCGCAGTTTTACGAGCCATCGGATTGGCAATACGCGAGGTTTGCTCTCCACTTCGCGAACCGACTCCTCAAGTCGCCCAAGCCGTCAGGACAAATGCTGGCATCGGTGAACCAGATGCTGACGGATCTGCTTGTTTCCGAGGGGTCGCGCCGCCGAGTTCGGCTTGAGGTCGAACGGAACCAGGCCGAGGGCGATGTGATCGACATCGCGGCCCATTTCCGTCAGGCGATGCAGCAGGGATAGAGCCCGGCCGGGGGAGGTCGAGTCCGCTACCTACTCCCTCCCCCGACCCTTGACATTGCAGAAAGGTGCACATGAGCCTCAACGGCGAACCTGAGCACGAAGACATCACGCTGACGCTCGGTGCAGATTTCGTCCTGGACCTGAAGGTTCCGGCGAGCGATCCGATCCCCCTCGGATCGGAGGTCCGGCTCGCGATCTACCCGAAGGGCAAGAAAAACACCTTGATCTCCATCGCGGATTGGCCCGCGGTTGTCGAGCCCACGAAGGCGTCTTGGCGGGTCCAGTCCGAGCAAGCGGACCTGATTCCTGACCGAGCCCATTACCGCATCTACATCTCGTATCCGGAGACACCGACGTTGGACCTTGTTTGGTACGTCGGGGATGTCTTCCGGGACCAGTAAGGAACCCGATGACCAACGTCACTGCCACAAAGAATGTGCTGGCCGACTACTTCGCCTCGCTGGCGCCGTACATCAGCCTCCACACCAACGATCCCGGACAAAACGGTGCGAATGAGGTCTCTGGCGGCTCGCCGGCTTACGCCCGAAAGCAAACCACCTGGGCGCCAGCCACGAACGGTCTGGCTATCGGGTCCGAGGTGACCTTCGATGTCCCACCGAACACCACGATCACCCACGTCGGGTTTTGGTCCGCGGCGACCGGAGGTGTCTTTCGCGATTCCGTTGACTCCGCGGACATTTCGTTCACCCCGCAGGGGCAGGTGAAGGTCACTCCCAAGCACCAAGAGAACTAAGGGGGACGCGGTGGACTTCTCAACCACCGGCCGCCCTCCACGTATCCCGCAAGTGTTGTCGCGTCGACCCAAGGTTCCGACAGTCACCCTGCCGAAGGGCATGGTTCTTCGTCTCCCACCGAGGATTGAAGCGGTCTCCGAATCGACTGGAGTGTCCCTGGCGGACATCAAGGCCGTGATGCTCCTGCTCGCCGAATCGCAAGCAACCGGCGTCTCGCTGGCGGATATGTTCCCGATTCAGACTCTTGAGGCGGTCTCCACCAGCGACGGAGTTACTTGGGCGGATGTCGACCGCATCGGGGATCTGATTGCGTTGTCGACCGCTACGGGGCTGTCCACCGCAGAGCTGGTCCCGCTCTTGCCGGCACTCTCCGAGGCCATCGGCGAATCAAGTGTCGATTTCGGCATCTCGGTTACGTCGACCAGCTCGGGGACCTCGCTGGCGGACATCACCAAACAGGGGTTACTCACCGCGCTCTCCGTGAGCGAAGGTGTCTCCTCCGCAATGGTGTCGGGTGTTTCGTACACCGACCCGTTCACCGCGGCGAATCAGGCCGGACTCAACCGGACCGGGTACCCGTGGCTGCACGCGAACGGCACCCAGCCTTCAATCTCCTCGAACGTGGCCGCGTTGACTACCGCCACGGCCGGTACGTATATGGCGCTGTTCAACGCGCCGGTCTCGACCGACGACATGCGGGTCGGGTTCACCACCGCATCGGCTCTCACAGCTGCCGGCAACTACATGATCGTCCGCTCACCGAGCAATTTCGGACTGCATGTGGTCGCCGTGATCTGGAACGGCGGGGTCACGATCGGTACCGAAACATCAGGTACCGGCACAGGATTCGTCACCAGGGCGCAGCGGGGCTCAGCACCGACGACCACCGCATCAGGTGTCGCCTGGAAGTTCGAGGCGGTTGGGAACGTCTACACGGTCTACGCCAACGGAACTGCGCAGGTGTCGTGGACGGACAACACGAACGTGATCACGCCCGGCCCGTCCAACCGCTCCGGCGGTATCGGTATCGCCCGATCCGGTTCGACCAACGGTGCATCGGCAGACAATTTCGTCGTGGAGGACATCCCGGCTCCGGTCCTGGTGGCCTCGGACAATTTCGATACCGCACTCGGATCTAACTGGATCAGCAAAGGCGGTGGCCAGCTCTACGTCAACGGCCAGGGCTACGTATCCGGCGTAGGAACACCTTCCGAACCGATGTCGTACATATTCTGGAAAAACCCGGTTCCGGGTGATTCGCAGATTGTTGAAGCGACAGTTCGATGGAACGGGAATGACCCTGGGCATTCCGCCGCCGCGGTCGTTCTCCGCGCTAATCCGGCGAATATGCCAAGTGCCGGCGCGTCCGGTGTTCAATTTTGGTTCGTGAATAATCTGATGGGGATTCTTTACGAAGACCCGAATGCCCCGAATGGATTTGTCCCGGCTACGGGAACATCAGATTATGTCAGCACCACCAAATTCCCGGAAGGTGCGAGAATCAGACTCCGAGCCGACGGTAATACATACACCGCGTATATGAACGGCGCGATCGTTCTGCAAGGTACGGTTCCCACTTCGGTAGTGCCGACCTCGAATAGGTACGTCGGAATCATGATCCAGGACGATTCCGGGGTTTCCGGTGGCGGTCAGCCCCCGGCCTGCCTAGATAACTGGGCTGCGTACGTGTTCTAACTCCCGTCCCCCACAACCCACCCCGCGGTCTCGCACTTCGGGGTCTTTGCGGATGTAGCTCAATTGGTAGAGCAGCGGTCTCCAAAGCCGCGTGTTACGGGTTCAAATCCTGTCATCCGTGCTAGCGCCCTCCCCGATTTTCGCGGGAGGGACGCATATCCCTTTCGTCTAATCGGCAAGACGCGCGGCTCTGGACCGCGTAATCGAGGTTCGAATCCTTGAGGGGATGCATACCACCCTTCGCCTTCGGCGTTGGGTTTATCGGGGTGTCCGCATGGCGCGGAAGCGGCCTGTAAAGCCGTGGTCGAAGACATCGTGGGTTCGATTCCCACCACCCCAACCACTGCCTGTAGCTCAGTCGGTAGAGCAATCGGTTGAAGCCCGATGCGCCCAGGTTCGATTCCTGGCAGGTGGGCCGTTGTCAATTTCCTTGGAGGTTGCCTGTGGGCACGAAAGACGAATACGCCTCGGTAATTATCTCCGAGGGATTGAAGCGCTTGGTCACCCGTAGGGGAATCGTCCAGGCGTTGGCGTGTGCGTTGGTCGAAACCAACCTGGTTAATTACGCCAATTCGAAGGTGCCGGCTTCGATGACGGTTCCCTACGACAAGATCGGCAATGACGGCCGATCGTGCGGGCTGTTCCAGCAACAGCCGCAGTGGTGGGGCGACGGCACCGGTATTGACCTGATGAATCCGGCAACCGCGGCGGGGCTCTTTTATGACGCGCTGCTGAAGCTGGATTACAACTCGACTTCGCATTCTCCCGGCTGGTACGTCCAGCAGGTTCAGCGCTCCGCTTTCCCGGATCGGTATGACCAGCGGATGAAAGAAGCCGAGACCATTTACGACCGGTTGATCGGCGGCTTCCACGCTGCGGCCGGAAAGGTGCCGATGGATAAACCCCAGTTTACTGAACTCGATTACATGACCGGAGGTGGCCGGTCGAACCGGTCTCGTCCCCCGATCAACTTCCTACTGCACACAGAGGAAGGCAATTCGTCCGCCGAGAACCTTGCTCGCTACTGCGACGGTTCACACGACGTGTCGTATCACTACACGGTCAGAGACGGAATTGTCTGTGATGTGGTGGACACCGATTATGCATCGTGGTCGGTCCTGGATGCTAACGCCTACACGATCAACCTCTGCTTCGCCGGTTCCCGGTCTTCATGGTCTCGGGACGAATGGCTGAAGCGCGAGCGGGACATCGAGATCGCGGCGTATCTGGCCGTTCAGGATTGCCGTAAGTACAACATCCCGACCGAGGTTATTAAGCCGCCGTATCGCAAGGCGAACGGCATTTCCGATCACCGATACGTGACCGATTGCCTTGGCATCGGCAATCACACCGATGTCGGCCCCGGCTTCCCCTGGGATGTCTTCGAGAAGTACGTACTCAAATGGTCCGGTGCCCCCGCATCGGAGGAAGACGAACTAATGGGAATTTCTTTCAAGAACGACGCCGGGCACACCGTTGATGTAGCTACCGCGCTGTATTTCATCGACAAGCACGTAGGTCTGATTCTGGATCAGCTCGGCGGCCCGGAAACCAGGAATGGTGCCGACTTCCCCGGTTGGGATGTGCTCGGTGGCGACACCGTAGTAGAGGCCATCGGCAAGCTTCGTGCCGATGTAGACGAGCTGAAAAAGGCTCTCGTCAAATAAGGAGAACAAATGTCGTACGGAGTCGATCCGGCTGACGTTCTGACCGTCTTCACCGCGATTGGCGCGGTGATTCGAATCGGGGCAGCTCTGCTGCCTCTGGTGATTTCGCTGTTCTGAGAATAGCTCAATCCAATTAAAGAAGGAGGTGCGGGAGTGAGCGATAGTGAAGACCTGCTACTCCCCGCCCCTTCTCACATCATCGGCCCGACCTGGCGCCGGTACAAAGACGGCGGGTTCTGGCTTCCTGATAAGTCCCTCGGATGGGGCGTCATCAACTGGCTTGCGACCTACGTGAAATCCCCTGCTGGCGGCGGGCCGTTCCTGCCCACGCTGGAGCAGGCTCGGTTTCTGGTCTGGTGGTACGCCGTAGACGACGAAGGCAAGTTCGTTTACCGAGCTGGCGTCCTCCGTCGAATGAAGGGCTGGGGTAAGGACCCTTTGGCCGCGGCGCTGGCTCTGGTGGAGCTGTGCGGTCCGGTGGCCTTCTCACACTTCGATGCGAACGGTGAAGCGGTCGGCAAGCGCCGGCACGCCGCGTGGATTCAGATCGCGGCTGTCTCCCAGGAGCAGACGAAGAACACCTTCAGCACATTCCCGGTGATGGTGTCGGCCGAGATGAAGGCCGAATACGGGCTGGAGGTCAACAAGACCATCATCTACTCCTCCGAGGGTGGCCGGATCGAGGCTGTGACCAGCTCTCCCCACTCGATGGAGGGCAACCGCCCCACGCTCGTTATCCAGAACGAGACGCAGTGGTGGTTGGAGAACGTCCAAGGCCACGAGATGGCCGGGGTCATCGAGGGCAACGTCACCAAGATCCCTGATGCCCGTGTGCTGTCGATCTGCAACGCGCACATCCCCGGTGAGGACTCGGTTGCCGAACGCGCCTACGAAGCGTGGCAGGCAGTTCAATCCGGTCAAGCGGTTGATGTTGGTCTGTTGTATGACGCGCTGGAAGCGCCGGCTGATACCCCGGTCTCGGAGATCCCTTCGGCGATAGAAGATCCCGAGGGTTACGAGGCGGGTATCCAGAAGCTCCGCGAAGGCATCGAGGTCGCTATGGGCGACTCGAAGTGGCTGCCGGTGGACGACATCGTGAAGTCGGTCCTGGATACGCGGAACCCGGTTACCGAATCCCGTCGCAAGTACCTGAATCAGGTCAATGCCGCGGAAGACTCGTGGATTGCCCCGTATGAGTGGGACGCCTGTATGCCGAACCCGGAGAAGGGTGAAGAGCCGCTACGCCCGTTGGAGAAGGGCGACCGGATCACTCTCGGGTTTGACGGGTCTAAGTCGAACGACCACACGGCGCTCGTCGCCTGCCGGGTCGAAGACGGCGCATTGTTCCTGATGGGCCACTGGAATCCAGAGAAGTGCCCAGGCGGTGAAGTTCCCCGAGAGGACGTAGACGCCAAGGTGCGTTCGATGTTCGCCTCGTATGACGTTGTTTCGTTCCGAGCCGACGTGAAGGAATTCGAGGCGTATGTCGATCAGTGGAGTCGCGACTTCAAGCGGAAGATGAAGGTCAACGCATCCCCTAACAATCCGATCGCATACGACATGCGCGGACAACAGAAACGGTTCGCTCTCGATTGTGAGCGTTTCTTGGATGCAGTCCTCGAACGTGAACTCGTACATAACGGTAATCCGATTCTGCGCTCGCATGTACTGAATGCGCATCGGAACCCGACGAATTACGACGCTATCAGTATTCGCAAAGCCAGCAAGGATTCCAAGCGGAAAATCGACGCTGCTGTCTGCGCGGTGCTCGCTTTTGGCGCGAGACAGGAATTCCTAATGAGCAAGAAGAATCGTAGTCGAAAGGCGGTGGTTGTTCAGTAATGGCCGCTGGAGTAGACGTAAACAAAACCCGCGATGA